CAAATAGTCAAGTAATTCCATGTTTCCGTCCCTTGTAAGATTACTCGTCGCGGTCGCCCACGACGAAAAAAGCCCACGCAATGGTCCCCACGACGCACGACGCAAGTATGTAGACAAGCATAAACGATACCATGTTCTGTTCCTAGCGCCCAAAGTGCGCGCTGGTAAAAGGCTGAGGGTTACCAGCGCGCTTAAAGAAGATGAGTTTGTGTGTGCTTGCAACCTTCTGGATACCGCAGGACCGCTGCGACGCCGGATACCGGCGGATTGCCGGAATTACTTACCGTAACGGGCCATCACTGACGCCTCGGCGCCCAACGGCAGGCCCTCGGCCCACGCGGGCGCAGTGCACATGATGTCGACCAACTGTTCTTTTGCGTGCTCGGCCATGCGGGCGTCTACTTCCAGCATAATTTCGTCGTGGCAATGAAGTACAGTTTCCAAACCGACCCCCTCCAACGCGCGTAAAGCATGGCGGAGGATGTCCGCAGCGGTGGCTTGCGTGATGTTCTCGCATGCAAGCCCTTTCCAAAGCCTAGCCCTCGGCCACTCCTTGGCATCTGCGGCGGGTTTCCATGACGCCTTCGCATACGTGACGCCCTCCTCTTCGATCCGTGCATAAGGATAACAAAGAACCCGGCCCGACGGCAATGCGTACCACAAGTGGAGCCCATCGTAGTAATACGTCACACGGCCCGCTTTCATCTCGGTTTTCGGGTTCCGAATTGCGCGTGTGTACGCAATCTCAAGTTCCTGCCAGTAGGGCACCGACCACGGATTGGCGCGGCGCCACGCGTCCACCATCTTGCGGGCCTCGCTCTCGGGCAAGGACAGGCCGTAGACGCGGCCCATCGCCGCGAAGGCACCCACACCGCCTGCAAAGCCGCACGCCAACTCCTGCACCTTGCCAACCTGCCGCTGGTCCTTGGTGACGTCCTCGACGCGGCAGCGGAAGGTGGCGGCCGCGTTGACCTTGTAGACGTCGGCACCATCACGAAAAAGTGTCAGCTTGTCCTCGCCCGCCTCGCCGCTGCACCACGGGGTGACGCGGGCCTCGATGGAGGACCAATCGGCCACCACGAACGACTTGCCGGGTGCCGGGATCAGCGCCGGCCGCAGCATGCCCTTCAGGACGTCGGTGACGCGGCGGCCATACTGCGGCACGACGTCGTGCCCGCGCACCAGCGCCTGGCGGACTAGTTCAGGTTCGTCGGCACATCGTCTTGGGAAATTGTGGACCTGAAGACCATAGCTTGACGCTCGGCCTGTAGCTGAGCCACCACAGAATACAAACGCACCCCGGACGCGACCGTCTTGATCATCGCTAAGCGCTGCGGCACGGCTAAACTTCGCCACGGACGATGCCCAGAGATCGTCCGCGCACTGCACCACTTCCGCGACTTCCGCAGGGACTTCATCGGGGTTCTCCATCGCCAGCAGGTTAGCGCGCACGGTCTTGTCGATGCTGGTCTTCTCGACGCCGTCCTTCCATACTTGCATCAGCTTGCGGGCTTCCGGTCCGACGCGCTCCCAGACCCATTCCCGCATGCGGGGGCTGCGCACCGAGGTGAGCGCGCCGCCGGTCACATCCTGCACCACCTGCTGGATGTCGTCCAGTTCCTGCGCCGCGTAGCGCACGGCGGCCTTGGCGAGCGGCACGTCCAGACGCACGCCCCGGTCGTTAATTTTTTCATTAATGTGGTAGTCGGACAGTTCCTCGTCGGACAGTTCGCGCAGCGCCTTGGAGATGGCGCGCATGGCGCGGACGTCCTGCTCGCAGTAGGCCACCATCTCGGCCATCAGCGCGGGGTCGTCGCGGAAAGTGCCGTCGCCCTGCGGGATCGACAGTAGACGGATCAATTGTGCGCCTCGGTGGTCCTTGCGCATCCCGGCACCCGCGAAGCGGCCGACGTCCTCAAGGCTGCCCGGCGCGCAGTTGGCGCGGGCTTGTGTTGCGGTGCAGTAGAACTGCTCCAGCGCAGGTTCCGGCACACCGAAGTCGGGGCAGATGACGTACCAGAACATCAGGCGCTCGAACGCCGCGTTATGGGCGCGGATCTGCCCCCGGTGCAGCGCGACGCGCGTCGGGAAGGGCTCGCTTGGCCGCCACGTCTGCACGTCTTCATCGTCGAAGGCGTAGGACATGCACAGCACCTCCGTGCTGGGGTCTTGACAATAATTATAAACCCCGCGCGACGGCAAATCGCAACGGGACCTAGTTTCAAAATCGCACCACAGAATGTCATTCATACATATGCCCATCGCGGTAACGCGCGGCAGTGTGGCGATCAATACCGAACTTTGCAGCCACGTCTTTTAGCAACGCGCCACCGCGCAGATCAGCTTGGAGCGCCGCCATTTGATCTTTAGACAACTTGGCTTTTTCGCCTAGCCGCCGCCTATCGGCGCGGTTTTCTTTTACTGAGCCCCAGGACAAATTTTTAAGCGCGTTATTTGTGGGGTCGCCATCAAGATGCCGCGCCTCTACGCGTATGCCGGACGCGTATTCTTTTGGTTGGCATACGAACACCGACAAAACTAAGCGGTGCACGTAATGGAACTTGCGATTTAGCCGCACGCTTAGGTGCCCGCTTTTCATGCGCGTCAAGGCCAGCGCGCGGTCGAGCGAACGCACACGTCCTAAGTCGCTTACTTCGTATCGCCCTTCATAGCCGGGCACAGATTTCCAAACTTCTTGCATGATGTGAGGTGCGGGGCCGCCCAACCAGGGAGGAAGAAAGCGGCCCCGCGCGCCCGCTTACGCAGTACGACGACGACGGACGGTGGCTTCCGGCGTCGGTTCAGCGGCGGGCGCATCCGTCTTGCCTTCCAGATCAATCCAGTTGCTGATCTCGAAGACGGGCGTGAAGATGCGACCGTAGGACTTGTGCATGTAGTGCTCCTTCTTCAGGCGCACCATCGGCACAGGCTTGGTCTGGTCCTTCTCGACCTGCGCGGCAATCTCAAGAGCCAGCTTCTGAACGGCGCGCTTGCCGCCCACGGAGGTGACGTTGTAGCGCGCCTCCATGCCCTTGTCGTCGCCGTTCATGCACTTGAGGCTCATGCCGACCTGCATCTCCCAGCCGCGCTTGGCGCCCGGCGGAGGGTTATCCATTTCGGGAAGCGGTTCCGACACCGGCACCATCTTCTCGCCCAGCACCTCGCCCTCGCCCCAGGCAATGAAGCCGTGGACAAAGGAGAACGGGTTGATCGCCCAAGTGCTGTCGTCGTCAATTTCGGTCTGGTCGGCACCGAACACCCAATGACCGGTCTTGTCCATCTTGAGGATGACCATGCCAGCAGCGCCGACCTCGCTTTCGAGGCTGCGCAGGGCAGTGGTCAGGGACTGAACGGAGGGGAGGTTGCCGTTGCCGAAAGATACTACGTCGTTCATTGTATTCTCCTATAGTTTACCAAGAGCAGCAGACAGTTGTTTGCCGATCTGCAACACGGCGGGCCTCGGATCATCCTCGGGTGCCAACGTGCTACCTGTTGAGACGGACACGATCAGGTCAGACGGCAGCGGGACATTGTGCTTCTTCAACACCTTCTCCATCTGCGCGGGCGACTTGGGGTCCGTCAATTGTTCGATATTAAGCCCTGCTTCGGTCAGGGTCGTCAAGACTTTTTTGTCGTCCACCCACTTGCGGGTGGCGCGCTTCGGCACCAGCTTCCAGCCCGGCACCTCGACGCCTGCCTCCAGCAGTTGCTGGGCCATGTCGCGGGCGTCCTTGATGTAGCCCTCCAACAGGTCGATCTGCCCCAGCGCCTCGGCCAGGCGGTCCACGTTGACCGTCTTGAGTGCCGTGCGGGTGGCGCGGGCGACAGCCCCGTTGACCACCGGGCAGATCGTCTTGGCGGTACACCAGCGGCAGTGGTCGCCGGCGGCCAGTGGCGCGTCGGGCTGCTCGGCCGCGCGCACCGCCAGCATCAGGTCGGCCTCGAACTGCTTGACGCGGGCGGGCGTCGTCACCCAGCGCTTCACGTAGGGCGGCTGGACGATGATGATCTCGATGTCCTCGACGTCCTTGAAGGCCCATGCGGTCTTCTCGGTACGGAGTGCTGCGGCGACGTAGAACAGACCCTGCGGGTTCTCCTCCGCGTCCACCGCGACGCCGTCGCCAAACTTCCAATCCAGCAGGATGCCGCGCTTGCCCATCCGGCCCACGACGTCGGCGGACCCAAACACGCCCGGCAGGGCGGCGCCAAAGCCGACGACCTGCTCGACGGCGTACTCCATCATCTTGTCGGGGTCGATCTCGTCAAGGGCGGCAAGTGCTGGCAGCAGCTTGCGCTCCATCAGGTCTTCGGTCAGTTCGATGCCGTTGTAGGTGACGCCCAGAAACTCCTGCGGGTCCTTGCCCGTTTCCAGAATGGTGGCGATGGTGTTGTGCAGCAGCGTGCCGGTGTCGGCGTGGACCGACGACGGCTGCGGGGGCATGGTGCGGACGAGTGCGACGCTGCCGGGGCAGGCCAGCACGCGCTTGGCGGTCGATCCGCCGACGACGTTTGAGTGAGCAGCCATAGTGTACCTTTCTGTGTTGACGAGCCAACGCTACAGAATGTTTGTTGACCTGTCAATGATTGTTTGATACATAATGAGCATGGAACGCGAAATCGAGCAGTATTTTGTGTGGACCGTCCAGCGCATGGGCGGCGTTACCTACAAGTTCCGCGCGCTGAACTGCAAGGGTGTCAGCGACCGCATCGCATGCCTGCCCGGTGGGGCGACGTGGTTCGTCGAACTGAAGGCACCCAACGGCCGGCTGTCGCCGCTGCAACGTAAGTTTGCGGAGGACATGCGGGCACGCAACCAGAACTACACTACACTATGGTCAAAAACGGAGATAGATGAATGGCGCGCGTCCTTATAGCATGTGAATTTTCAGGTGTAGTGCGACGGGCGTTCCGCGACGCTGGGCACGATGCTTGGTCTTGTGATCTGTTGCCGGCTGAAGACGGCAGCAACCAGCATGTGGTTGGCGATGCCCGCAAAATCCTTGATTGGGGTTGGGATTTGCTCATTGTGGCGCACCCGCCTTGCACCCGGCTGTGCAATTCAGGCGTTCGCTGGCTAACCAAACCGCCAAAAGGCAAGACCCTCGAACAGATGTGGCAAGAACTGGACGACGCGGCCGATCTGTTTTCGGCGTTCTGGAATGCGCCCATCGAGCGCATCTGCATTGAAAATCCGGTGATGCACAAGCACGCCAAAACACGGATCAAAAACTACGAAGACTTTGCGCAGAGCATTCAACCGTGGCAGTTTGGGCATGGCGAGACAAAACGCACTTGTTTCTGGCTTAAGAACCTGACCCCGCTAAAGGCTACCAATATTGTTGATGGCCGCGAGGCGCGCATCCATCGAATGCCGCCCGGCCCTGATCGCTGGCGCGAGCGGTCGCGTTTCTTTCCTGGCGTTGCCGTTGCAATGGCATCGCAATGGGGCTGACACTTAGACCATATCAGAACGAAGCCGTGACGTTCCTGTACGAGCGTGACCGCGCCATGATCCTGGCCCCTGTAGGCGCGGGCAAGACCGCAATCACGCTGCGGGCGATGGCCGAGATGAAGCGCGACGGCCACGCCAGGCGCTGGCTGGTGGTGGCGCCCAAACGTGTGTGTACGGACGTGTGGCCCGTCGAGGTGGCGAAGTGGGCGCCGTCGCTGTCTTATTCCGTTGCCGTCGGCACCTCCACCCAACGCAAGGCAGCGCTCTCGTCTAGCAGTGACATCGTCATTGTCAACTACGACAACCTTGACAAGCTGCCGGCCGACCTGCCGTTTCAAGGCGTGGTGTTCGACGAACTGACGCGGCTCAAGAACCCGTCGGGCAAACGCTTCAAGGCGTTCTACAAGGTGCTGGACCGCTTTCCCGTCCGCTGGGGCCTGACCGGATCGTTCACCTCGAACGGTCTGGAGGACGTTTTTGGCCAGTGCAAGGTGGTGGACGAGGCGCTGTTGGGCCGCGCCAAGGGTGCGTTCCTCCAGCAATACTTCGTTTGCATCAACCGCGAGTTTGGCGATTGGCAACCGCGTCGCGGTGCCCTCGAACAGGTCATGGCGCGCATCCGCCCGGCGACATTCGTGCTGGAACCTGGCGTCTACAAAGACAAGCTGCCGCCCTGCCACGTCGTCGAGATGCGCTGCGACATGCCCGACCGTGAGCCATACGAGAAGATGAAGCGCGACTTTGTGGCAGAGGTGGGCACCCGCGAGATCACCGCGTTGTCGGCCGCCGCCGTGACGAGCAAGTTGCAACAGATGGCGGGCGGCTGGGTCTACGACACGGTGACGGAGGCAATGGACACGGCGGGGGTCTTCAAGTCCTACAAGTTCGCGCACTGGTTCTCCCGGCACCGCTTTGACCTGCTGGACGAGATCTTGGAAGGCAACCAGAAGGACAATACGCTGATCGTCTACAACTTCGTCGAGGAACTGGCGCAGTTGAAGACCCGCTACCCGCACCTGTGGACGCTGGACGACGGCGCCGATGTGGTCAAGCGCTGGAACAAGGGGCAGATACGGCTGCTGGCCGTCCACCCCAAGTCGGCAGGCCACGGGCTGAACCTTCAGTACGGCGGCAACAAGATGGTGTTCCTGTCCCTGCCGTGGTCGCTGGAACTGTACGAGCAGACGGTCGGCCGCATCCATCGCGGCGGGCAGGACAAGGACGTGTGGGTCTACGTGATGCTGACTAACAAGACGATAGACGAGCGCATCTGGGCCGCCCTGGCGGACAAGCGCGCGATTTCCGACATAGCTTTAGAGGAGTTAAAGGGGTGAACTGGTTTACGTTGAATGCCGTGCTGCCCAAGCGCAACGAACAACAGGTGCTGGCAATGCTGGACGAAGAGGTGGCGGTCCACAAGCGCCCGACCTTTGTAGTCCGCATCCACCAGCGCTACACCATGCTGCGGGCGCAGCGGGAACGTCAGGAACTGTTGGAGAAGGTGAAGACATGACGCAGTTTTTTCTGATGCTGTTTGCTGCGATGGCTGGAACGGTTGCAGGTATCGTTGCCGTTATCTGGTGGCTGTGGTGAACCGCGCGGCGCTGATCGAGGCGGCCATCCAGCACGTCAAAGACGTGGGACCGGGTACCTACGAGGAGTGGGTCGGGGTCATCATCGACTTCACTTGCAGCGCTTGCGGAACGGATCCCATTCCCCGCCTCGGCGAACGCAGTCCTGAAACGCCTTCTCCTGTTCCGCTGTCATGCGTTTGGCCAGATGAGGAAGAAGGCTCTTGAACACGGCAACGCCCAGACCGACCCAGAAGGTCGGCCGCCGCGCCACAAGATAGCCGCCAGCGCCGACGCCGACCAGCAGCGCGGCGATAGCGGCAATCTCCAGCCAGGTCATACCTTGGGCTGGTTCGGGACCATGTAGGTGACGACGGCGGTCAGGACCGCGCCGAGGATGACCGACACGCTGTCGATCAGGCTGGGCGTCACCCAGCCGGTCGAGATGCCGAACAGGCCAATTAGGGCCACAAGGCTGGTGATGAAGGCAGCTACGGCCTTATGTGCAGTCATGTTATTCACTCCGGGGTTAAGAATAGTTTGCGTTCAGCCTCGCGGCGGCGGGTCAGCCCCGCCAACGCGCGGCCATGAACCTTGTTCCACATCAGGAACGCCTCGGCAGCGCCCTTGACGTCGCCTGCGTTCAGACGCCGCACAACCGACGAGCCTGCAAAGTTGCCGGGGCCGATGTTGTAGCAGAGGCTGACCATTGCGGAGAACTGGTTGGGCGTCGGCTTGATGGTGACAGCCTTATCGACCGCCTGCTCGTACTTGCCCAAGTCGCGGGCCAGTATCTTCTCGGCCTCGGCGGCCGTGATTGTCATGCGCGGTGTCACCTTGGGTTCGCCGGCTGCCGACGTGTGGCCGTAACCGATAGTGTCCACGCCCGCGCTGCACTTGTACGCTTTCAGGCGAAGGCCCTCAAAGCTCTTGATCAAGTCCAGACCTGCGGCGTTGACCTTCATAACTTGTCGGCCTTCTCGTTGACGCGGTCGAAGAGGCTGTTCAGCGTGCGGTCCACCTGGGCAAACCCGGTACGGATGTCGTTCTTGATGTCCGCAACGGCGGTCTTGAAATCGTCCTTCTGAACGTAGTTCATCGGGATCTTCCGCACGTCTTCGTCCAAACGGTCCAGACTGTGGTACACCCGGCTCAAGACCCACCCACCCGTAACACTGACAGCCCCTACTGCGAGGTTGAAAAGCACTTGGTAGTCCACCGTGTCACCTCGACATCGCGTTGCGGTTTTCTTCCGTCATTGTGTTCGGCGCGGTGACAACAGGCGCCCGCTTGACAATACGCGACACAGGACCACCCGGACGCCGTGCGGGGCCAGCCCCAGCGCGACGGCCAGACCGCGCCATAGCTGTCTCCAGTGCGGCGGCGGCGCGGTCGGCGTCCAAGAACTCCGACGCAATTTCCAGCGCCAGCTTCTCGTTGACCTTGCCTTCCAGCCGTCGGACGATCTCGTTGGCGATGGTGGCGATGCGGTTCAGCAGAGGCGGCAGCGTTGCCTTCCCGGCGGGTTCGCGCAACTTTGGCGCCGCTTCGCTGCCTAGCTGCGCCAGTTCCTTGACGCGCGCGTCGCGGGACAGGTCCATCAGCACGGCATCAACGCGCGCCTTCTGCGCGGGGGACAAAACGTCGGTCAACTCTTTGTAGCGCGGCTGGCCGTCAAGCGCCCGCTTGATGGTCTGCGGGGCGTCCCGCACCGCCTGCGCGAACACGCCAGCCCGCTGGGTGCCTTCGGGCACGGGGCTTTCCAGTTTCTCGCGCAGGAACTTGCCGACGTCCATCTGGTTGATAGGGCGCGAACCCTTGCGGAACGCCGCCTGCGCTTCCTTCATCGACGGGATAGCCGCAATCAAGTCATCCTTGATGTTGGTCAGTTCCTTTTTAATGAAGGTGTTTTTTTCGTCCGCAAGTGCTTTTTTGAGGCCATCCAGTGTCGAAGAAATTTCTTGGGCGTTAACGCGGGGAACGATTACCGGGTTTCCATTCGCGTCAAGTTCGCGTTTGACCAAACCTTTACGGATCGTGCGCAGTTCCGATAGCAGTTGCGGATTACCGGGGTTGGTCTTGACCAGCCCGTCGATGTAGTCGAGCGTCGGCTGGACATCGACCACGTCGCCAGCCGCGCGGGCTTCGCCATACAGCGGGTCTGCCCGCTTTTCGCGTACCGTTTCGGCCAGTTTGCGCCGCTCTGGCGTGCGCTCGATCTTCTTCAGTTCACCGACGCGCCCGGCTTCCTGCACGTCCCGCCGCACAATCGCTTCGGTCGGCTGGATCTTCGCGGCCTGCTCGCCTACGGCGGCCACACGCGGCAGACCCACGTCGGCGGTCGCCTGCGCAAAGGTCGGACGCACGCCGGGGATGATCTCGGCTTGCGGTGAGCGAGCGGCGGCGACCAGTGCCGATCCCTTGCCTTCCGCGATGTCCATGTAGAACTTGGTTTTGGGGTCGATGACGTCGCGCATCTTGTTGATGGTCGCGGTGGTGACTTTGCGCGCAGTCTTGCCGCCCGGCACCTTGGCAGGGGTTGCAGACAGCACGACCTGCATCATGTTGGTGACGTCGGACTTAGGCAGGCCGGTGGCTTTGGACAGGAAATCGGCACCCTTGTCCATGTTCTCGGCGATGTAAGTGATGCCCTCGCGCAACGCGTTCTCTTGATAGCCTGGCGTCTCGGTGACGCCCGTCAGCCGACCGACCGGCTGCGCTACCGTGCCCAGCACGCGCTCCTGACTAGCCGCCACGTCCTCGGCGGTTTGACCCGTCACCAACCCAGCGGCGCGCTGGAACGGGTACGAGATCATGGCGAGCGTGCCCGGCACGCTTTCGGCAATAATGTCGGCAGTCGAGGACGCGCCGCGCACCACGCCGCGTCCAAACTCAGCAGCCTGCTCGCCAAGCGTCGGTGCCGGGGCAGCGGCTTTTGGCGTCGTCAGTTTTTGGACGTCGTAACCCTTTGCCTGCAACTTTTCTAAAAGTTGCTGCTTGGTCGTGCCATCCGGTACGTTCTTGATGACGGTGCCGTCAGGCAAACGCACGTCCATAGCAGCCCCTCACATCACAAATCGTTAAAATCGACGACGCCGTCACCGTTAGTGTCCTGTCCACCGGCGCTCGGCGCAGTCGCGCCGCCGGCGCCTGTAGTGACAGGTTTCGCCGTGACCGGCGTGTAAAACTGAGTTTCGCCCCACTGCATGTCGTAAGTTTCAAGCGCGCGGTCTGCAATGTTTTTAAGCCGCGCCGACACATTGGCAAGAATATCGCGTGCTTTGGCTTCGCCCAGCATTGGGGTAAGAGTTGCTAACTGCTGTTCAATAATAGGCCATTCACGCTCGGTAATCTGGCCGATAGACCCGCCGTTCCGAATAAGTTCCAAGCCTGCGTTTTTCAAATCAGCTTTCAGGCTTTCAATGTCAGATGCAACATCTTGCGTTTGCCCCGGAAAATACTGCGTGGCATACGCTGCGTTGTAACCTCCAAAATTACCCGCAAAGCCGCTTGCATTGTCTTCCGATGTAATACGGTCAATTTTAGCCTGCGCTTCCGCAATCTTGTCTACGACCGTAGTGGCACCCTTGTAGTCTTTAGTGTAGTTGGCTTTCTGCTTGGTGTACAAATCGCTGCCGGGCACGGCTTCGACGGTGCCTTCAGCGGTCATGCGCTCGCCCGGCTTCAGTTTGACGCCGTCTGGTCCTGTGGTCGCCGTCTTCTTTCCGATCCCAGGCACAGTTGCCACAATTTTACCTTGCGCGTCGAGGCCGGTGACAGTACCGTCATCACCAGTAATCCATTGCGCCACCTTGCTACCGGCTTTGGCCTCCGCCTCCATCTTGGCCTTCTCTAGGGCCAAATTGCCGCGCGACACGTCAAGCTGTCCTTGCTGGACACCAAGTGTCGCTGCGCGGCTCCGGTTCTCCAAGAACGCGCGGCCGACTTCGGACGTCACCAGCGAACCCGTCAACGCAGCTTGAATTTCGCCCAAGGGCTTACCTTCCAAAGCCTTTATGTGCGGGGTCAAACTGTCTCGATATTGAGGCGGCGCAAGTTCAAGACCGCCAGCCAAATCACCCGTCTCAAGCACATACGAGTATGCAGGAAGCAGCGCCTTGACGGCGGCGTCTTCTTGTGCCTTTGCCTGTTCTGCCGCGCGGTCTTCCATCACCAGCGCGTCCGCCTGCCGCTGCCGTTCGATCTTATAGATGTTTTCCGCGCCTTGCGCGCGTTGCTGCATGAATGCGTTCACGTCCGGCATGTTGTTGGCCGCGTTCGCAAAGGCGTTACTGACAATACTGGGGTCAAGTGGCATGACCGCTCCTTAATAAACGCCGCCGATATTTGTGGGGTTATAGAAAGACGACGAGGATGGCGTGATGGACTGCAAATAGTTCATGTACGGCTGGTTGGCGTAGTAGCTGCCGACGCCCTGACCGATTGAACTGAACGCATTGCCTATCATGCCCGCCGTGCCCGCCGCCTGCGCCGCCTGTACGTTACCGCGTTGCGCCGCAATATCGGCCAAAGCCGCGCCGGTCGTACCGACGTTGGCAGCCTGCCCCGCTGCGGCGGCCTGACCTACGCCGGTCAGGTAACGATACGGGTCCATGCGCGCCTCGCGCTGGGACAGGTAGCGGCTGAAAGCGTTCTCGTACTCGGAACTGGCGAGGTTCTGGCCGTACTGCTGGATGCCCTTGAGCGTGCCGCCCGACTGAAGCAGACCGCGCGCCGCTGCCGACCGTTCTAGCGCCTTCATGCCCTCGGCCATGCGGAAATTGTACCCCGGATCAGCCTGGAACTCGGTCATGCCGAAATCTTTGTAGGGGGCCATCTTCTGGTATTCGGCCAACGCGTTCTTGCCCGCCTCGACGTAGGGCTTGGCAAGTTCAGTCTGCGCGGCCAAAGCGGCCTTCTGCGCCTGCGCGGCTTTTTTGGCAGCCTTTTTTTGTTTGTCGGCGGCCTTGTTTGCGCCTGATGCAGAGATTGCTGCGCCGCCAATGGCGCCCGCAGCGGCAATTCCAGCAGCAGCAATAATCGGTACGGGCATCAGGGAAATTCCTTCAAGTAAACGTCCAGTTGTTCGCCGTACAAGTGCATGACTTTCACGGCGTCTTTCATAGCAGTTGCGTGGCCCTTCGTCAAAAGGACAACTAACAGCACCAAATCATAATACCCAGCCCGCCAAATGAAGGACCGGGCGTCCGCCTGACCAGCGCGTTCGGCGTCGTCCGACGCCTTCCACTTCATCACCAGCAGCGCCAGCCCGGTCTGCAAAGCCTGAAAATTGGCGAGGTAGAACGGATTGGCCGGCATGCTGATCAGCGAGGACCAGATGACCGCGTCGAGGTCCGGCCGGGTCACCGGGTCGCCGTCCGCCACATCGTCCAGCATCTGGATCATGCGCCAGATGTCCATGAGCCAGCCCGCCGCTTCAGGCGGCAGGTCTAGGTTCTCAAAGTGGACAATCAGGGATTGCGTTGCTTCGTCCACTACGTCACCACGCGGCCCGAGACACGGATGTTGATGGCCGACGCGGTCCCGGCGATGGTCGAGATGAACCCGCCGGGGTTCAGGACGTGGCCGACCAGTTCGGGGAAGGTGTACGTTTCCGACGCCTGCAACGTCTTGGTCTTGACGATCAAATCGTTGTTACCGGCAGTTCCGCCGGCCGTCACCAGGTTCACGCTGATCGTCGCGGCCGCCGCGCTGTAGTTGGTGGCGGTGAACTTGTCGATGATCGCCGTGACGCCCGTGGCGGTATACATCGTGGTCTGCGTGTTGTTGATGGTCTGGGCGGGGACGAGTACGGTTACGGTAACGGTCATGTCAAACTCCTTGGATGGACGGCACGGATGCCAAACTTACGGTTACAATAACAGACGGCGTTGCCGGGCGCACCGGGCCTGTTTGCGCTGCGATGAATTGAATGGTGGTTGCGGTGTTGGCCGTGTGCCACATCAACTCAACGTAATCGTTGGCCGCCATATCAATAAACAGGTTCAAAGCCGCGATAAGATGCCCGTCAACGCCGCCGTGCTGGTTGGGGATGGAAAACTGACTGTTGCTGTTCGCCACGTCGGTGCCGTTCTTGCGCATCCAGATGTCGGTGTCGTGGATCTGCGCGTCCGTGTTTACAAACTGCACGCTGAACTGCACGTTGTAGACACCGGCTTTATCAGCAATGATTTTAGACTTGCAGGTGCCTGTGATGGTCGTCGAGGCCACCGTCTGCGACGCGCTGACGACGTAGGTTCCCGTGCTGCCGTCGGTGCCCGTGGTCTGCGATACGATGTACGTGCCTGCCGTGACGCCTGTTCCGGTCAATACCATGCCGGGGTAGATCGGCCCCGACGTGATGGCAGTGACCGTCATCGTGGTGCTGGCGGGGCCGATAGACGCCGTAAAAACCGCCGTGCGGTCTTCGATCCGCACGCCACTGCTGAATTGTGTGGTGTCGTACACAATCGGAAACGCTGTGGTACTGGACCCGTCCGGCTGGTTGGCGAGACTGTAGAACGACCCGTAAATAGGATGCGGAGCTTGCGGCGTGTAGGCGGGCGCCAGTTCCAGCGCCTGTATGCTGCTCTGCAAGTTGGTCGGATCAAACGCCGCCTGTTGCGAGGCTTCCAGCGCCTGCAACGCCGTGAGGATAGGCCCGAGATCAGACGACAGGGTACCGGACGACAACTGCACCGCCGACGCGATGGCGTTGATGTCGATGTCTTGCGCCGGCGGGCCTTTTTGGACGTCTTCCAACGATATTGTGCTTCCGCCCGTCTGGTTGAACAGGCTCAAAAAGAACAAATACCATTCACGCGAGATCAACCCGGTTTTGGGGTCCGTCAGCGGGACGCGAGGCGGGGTGATGTTGGTGATGTTAGGCATTGGTCCGGCTTACCTGCAACTCGGCGCCCATAATGGCAATCTTGACCGGGTCGGTGCCGCTTACCTCGTAGACGCGGTCGCGCAGCTTCATGGTCATGCCTAGCCGCCGCCAGATGGTGCGGAAGCCGTACTGGCCGATGGCGCCCATCTTGCGCCAGTGTTCGTTCGACCAAGTGTGGCCGCCGTCGTCCGACCAACGCAGCATGACCTCCGGGTCGCTGCCCTGCCCGGTGACCAAGCCGACGCCGGTCTGGCAGTCCAACTGGAGCGCATGCTGTGCGGTACGCATCAGGTCGTTCTGTCCCGTCGGCAGTGCGCGCCACGACCGCAGCCAGCGTTGCGGGGCGCCGTTGTCGGTGTAGACGTCAAGGTCGTAGGCGTAGATGTTGCCGTTCTCGTAATCGCCTACCAGCACATCATCCTGATAGGAAATCTGCGCCACGGGCCGCTGGCGCACCCACGACCCGTTGTCCCAGCCCGCGCGTTCATGCCAAGCCCCCGTCGTAGCGTCATAGGCCCACGTTGCGCCGGATGACGGGAACACCAGCACGTAGAAAGAGTGGCCGTCCTGCTGGTAGGTGTAACCCACCACGTCGGTGAGCGTGCTGTACTGCTGGATCTGCCACTCGATGGCATGGGTCGAGATGCGCTGGCCTTGGTAGCCGTTGGCCTGATAGACGATACCCCGGCCACGGTCATCCTTGCCCAGCCAGTAAACCTGGTTGTTCATCTTGGCGACGCTGTACCGGGCGGCGCAGCCGAGTTCGTTGAACGCGCCTTGGATGCGGACCAGCGGGAAGTCCGACAGCCCGGCGTTGTACCAGACTTCCGTGGAGTTCTCGCCGAACAGCCAGACCTCGCGGTGATCGACGATCATGCTGACAATGTTGTCCGGGTCGCCTTCCGCGCTGACAAAATCCAACGGATCGACAGTGGTGCCGTCAAGAAGGCCCGTCACCCAGATGCGCTGGCTGTTGGGCTCGATAAACACGAAATAACCGTCCAGATAGTCCACGACCGACGCGCCGGGGAAATCAGGGTCAACAATCTGCGCAAAGACGCCCGTGATGGTGTTGTAGATGTAGCCTGTCGGATTGGCCGCAATCATGATCTGCGTGCCGTTGTCGGCGATGCTGACAGGCCCGGTGCCGGCCACCGTGCCCTTAGCGGTCGCCACCCAAGAGGAGGTGATCTGGTAGAAGGTGCTGCCGGACACGACGTACAGATAGACGCCGTGCCACCACATGCCGCGAATGGGGCCTGATCCGACGTTGATCTTCAGGTTGAGCCCCGGACAGCGTTGGAGGAATGCGGGTTCCTTGCCTGCTTCCGGCACCATTTCCGGGAACAGGTTGATCATCTGGCTGTCGGCCGCGTTGACGCTGCGGGCGACATACGCGGAGCCAAGGATCGGTGTTTTCACTTAGTAATTCCCAGCGAAAATGTTGAACCTTTGGCGCGTGGCAACAAGGCTGTAAGGCAGAGCCATGATGTCGTCGGGGTTGTTGATGCGCTTCAGGTTGCGCTTGGATGTCATGGCGATGCGCTGCACCTGCCGAGACGGTTCGACGCCAAATTCGGGGGCCAGTTCGCAGGCCAGATTGTACCGGAACGCGCGCAGGTAACCCGGCGGGAAAGCCAGAGTAGTCGCAAGATTGGCTGGCGTGCTCAATTCCTGCACCGAGACGATGTGGAACTCCAAAACCTTTGTCGGCACCGGATAGACATACATCTCGATGTTGGGGTACGTCATGTTGACCCACAGTACCTGCGGGTATGTGCTGGTCACGGTCTTGACGGCGATGCCGTTGTACTGCTGCTGGTTAATGAGTTTCAGGCCAAACGAGATGCCGTTGGCCGGGTCGCGGAAATAAGTGCTGTCGTCCACCAGAATGGGGCGGGCGCCGACGATGTCGCCCGTCGGGCCGAAGGTGCGCGAGCGCTCCCCCGGCGGCCAGGTTTCGATCTGGTCTATGGTCGAAAACACCGACAGACGTTCGGTATTCCAACTGTCGATCATCTGGTTCATGGCGTTCAGCGCGTCTTGCGCGGTTTCGGAGGATGGGGTTTCCCCTTCCGCCAGAACACCAATGAGCCGCAACGAACCGTAAATGATGTCGCCAGCCGTGGTCATGCTAATCATCCTTCCGGGGGCGACCGCGACGACGCGGAGCCTCGGCCATCACGTTAGCCTCAACCTCGGCATCTGGCAAGTCGTCGGCCGGAGCTTCGACGACCATTTCGTCCGGGTCGAAACGCACCCAGCCGTTCTGTTCGTCGTACTGCGCTTCCAGTTCCATCGTGGCAATCTTGACGCCATGACGGTAGTGCATCAGGTAAATTTCAGCCATGGTTTTCCCTTGTGAAGAACAGGCGGTCCGAAAACCGCCTGTTTGATTACGCGATGAGGCTCAGCGCCTGAAGCCGACTTTCAAGCTGCGCAACGCGCGTCTGAAGGTTGGCGATGACGGACAGCACCGAGTTGCCCTCGTCCTTGGTCACAAAGCCAAAAGGCGTTGTGGAGGTCAAGTCCTGAATGGCGTAATCCGGCGTACCAGGAGCCGTCGAGGTGATCGACGTCAACTGCGTCGTCAGGGCTGCACCCTTGGCCGAGTAGACCGGGTTAACGATGGTGGCGCCGTCGAGGTACGGATCCTCGTAGGCAACACCAACAGGCTTCGTATTGGGCATGTTGTTCTCCTTGATGAGTTAGACCCCCGCCGAAGCGGGGGCCTGTTGCTTAGGCGATACGATAGATCGTGTACGCCGCATCACCCGTCTTGCGCCAACGGAAGATGCCCGAGGTGTTGTTGGTCTTGGTCAGCGCGTCCTGAATGACGTCGTTGCCGACGAGGGTGTTACCCGTGCCGGCCGTGAACGTCACATCGTTGGCAGCGTCGTCACCAATATTGATGAAGGCGCAGTCAAAGGTCGAGCCAACCTTGAGGCTGCTGAAAGCCGCGTCCAGCAGCGCGCCCGTCGGGAACACGTAAGTGCCCGCCGAGGTGCCGCCGCTGTCCATCGTGCAAAGACCGTTTGCAAGATCGGCAGCCGTGATCGTCACCGACGCGCCCGCAAGAGCGGTCGGTGCCGAGGTGTTGTAGAAGCTGATTTCGCCTAGGTTGCCGTCGCCAACCTGGTAACCGCTAGCGCCATTCGCAAGTGCCATTGTCGTATTCTCCTATCTTTACCTGTTAACCCCAGAGACGGCAAGCCATCGGGGCGCGGATGACCGAATAGCCATAAAGGACGTCGATACGGCATGGCAGGCGGTCATTGTTGATGTCGTACTGGCGCACAATTCGCATCGAGATGCCATTGTGAACCTGGCGAGAAGCCATATCGACACCCTGCGGCAGAAGAAGATCGGCCGTGGCAAACGAGATAGCGTCCTTGTGGTAGATCAGGTTCTGCGGGTAGATCGTCGAAGCAGCGCCGACGAACGTCACGGCAGCGAGGTTCTGCGGGAAGCTGTTGACCGTGGCCAGAGCGTTCGCAGGGGTGTAGATCGCCGGGCTGATGCTGACGTCCGTGAACTTGCTGGCAGCAGCGGTGTTAGCCGCAGTGACAACAAACTGCTGGAGCGAGCCAGTAGACTGACGGGTCTGCGGGTTGACCGCGTACACGTTGGCAATCGTGAAGACGTCGCCGACAGTGAGGGTGTTACCCGTGGTGCCGTTCAACGTGATCTTCGAGGTGCCTTCAACCGACATCGTGGTGTCCACCGTGATGGTGCCGGTACGGCTGCCCGTGGTGTGCTGCTGGATCGACTGCGACATGTTGATCTCTTCGTAGCCGAGAACACCTTCGCCCATCATGCCGTTCTTGAACTGGCGGGAAATGGTGTCAACCGGGTTGAAGAGGCCCTTCATGCCTTCGACGAGGCCGGCATTGGCGGCCGGGTTCACGGTCGCGTAGCGGCTCGGCATCATGGCGGCGAACTCGTTCAGCTTCTGCTGGCCCTGAAGCAGGACAAGCGAAGTGGCCGGGGTCGTGCCGGGGGTGCCGACGGAGGAGTAGATGCCCTTGTAGGCGCTGGCAACGTCAGCGTCGATGGACGATGCAAGCTGCGAAATACGCGGCTTCAGAACACGATCCGCGAAATCGTCAAGCTGCATGGTCAGTTCGGCCGACGTGAAGTTCACGCCGATGTGCTTCTGGTTGTTGACAGAGAGCGTGGTGAACTGCTCGTTGTCATCCTGAACCTGAAGGGCTGCACCGTCGGTGACCAGAGCGCGGTCGGGCAGACGGATGCGGAGGGTCGAACCGATCTTGGCGCCTTCGACAGCGAAGCTGTCGTCGTACTGACGGTTCACGTTGCGGGTGATCACCAGGTTGTTCTCAAGGATTTCGAGAGCCTTGCGGGTGATCATGTCGATGGTAAGAAGGCTATTAGCCATGATGTCTATGTCCTATGGACTAACGTCTGCGTTGAGCCTCGTACTTCTTGATCTGGCGCAGCCGTTCCGCTTCGATCCAATCCGACGTTGACATGGCCTTTACAGACCGTGGGTCGGTGGTGTCGTATGCAGGCGCACCAGAGGTGCGGGCCGTGACCGGAGCAATCGGTGCCGGGGCGGTGGAAGTTTTCTTGGCCGGTGGATTGGAGCCGAGATTGGCTTCAATCTTTCCGATTTCCCGTGCCTGCAAGAGCGGTGAGAGACGCGCAATCCGTTCGGCTTCCTTGGGGTTTGATCCGAGGTAATAGATTACATCGGGACCGTTATCGGTTGCCTGAATGGTCTGCGCCATCGTTTCCGTGACGGGGAGTTTCGGATTGTACGCGACCTGTTCAAAATCGTCGTACTTGTTCCGGGCTTCCTCTTCACGGTCGTGATAGGCGTCGAGCGTTGCTGCACGTTCGGCCTCTGCGTCACGCTTCGCCAAGAGTTCCTGGGCTTTGCGTTCGGCAAGGGCGTCGGCGTAGGATGGTGCATCGGCGAAGTCGTCAGCTTTCAGCGGTTCCGTCGGAACGGGCTGGGACTTGACCTTCTGCGCCTGCTCGCGCTCCCATTTCCGTTGTTCTCTTGCGAGACGTTTGCCGACGATTGCGTCCAATTCTTCCTGAGTGAAGGTCTTGGATGCTTCCGTTGGCGTCGGTTCCGGCGGTG